AAATGTGTAAATCTGGCTAAATACTGGCAAATACGAGGATTCAACAATGAAACTGCAAGACCTGGGCGCACGCCGACCAACAGAACAAATCGCTAAAGTACTAGAGAGCCAACACGGCGCTCGTATTGACTTTGATCGATTATCACGACAACAAGCTCGCACCATGCTAGGCAAGGTACGTTCATTGGTTAAAGAACATCGTGACAGTGTTAGTTTTCACTACAGCGAACGTAATCCTGATTACATGAAGCTGGTAATGGTAGAACAAGCGTTGGTTAGCAAACTCAACGAACAACCCACAGTGGGCGGTGTGGCACCTGTTGCCGGCGCCAATCAACCTGGCGCCGCTGGCTCAGCGGCCGCTGTCAATCCAGCACAAATGGGCATGCAGATGGCACAGCGCAAAAAGCAACTGCAAGATCAGCTCAAAGCCGCTCAAGAACAAGTTAGAAACATTCAAAAGCAAATAACACAACCTACCCTGGGCATGGCCGAAAGTCGTCGTCGCATTAGCGAAAGCGAAGTACAGCAAGCTCAAGTGGTGTTGGCTGCACAAGACATGGTTGATCAAATTCAGAAAATGATGGAACAAATTTCTGAAATGCAATTTAAAGATTTACCTGCCTTGGTCAACAGCATTCGCAATGACATGGGCATTGATCAAGCCACCAAGTATCAAGCTGATTCAACAGCCGCATTGACAACATTACTGACTTCTATTCAGTCGGGCAAAACACAGCTGGAAGCCGCGCAAGGTATTCTAACAGGTCAAGCACCTGTTATCCCAGGTGTAGATGCTGGCATAGATGCCAGTGCCGACCTAGACGCAGTTGACGGTGATGCAGGTGCTGACATTGATGCTGACCTAAGCGTTGATGCAACTTTGCCAGCAGACGACGAAGAAGATTTAGATACGCCTGCTGCCGCACTGGGACGCGAACGTAGATAATGAGACTCTTTGAGTTTGAGACTTCCCTGGACACCCAAAAGCTTGTGGCTTTGGGTGAATTCCTTTTGTCTCGTTCCACAGACACTGGTACAAATAAAACTATTGATTTAGCTGCCTTTATTAACATGGCAAATGACATGGGCATTAGCATGACTGGGAAACAACTTAAAGATCAAAGTTTGCTTCCACCATTAAGTAATCTTATCACCAATATAGAGATCGATCCAGCTGATCCCGAAAAAGGCACAGTGTATTTTCAAGGAGCCGATGCTCCGTCTGACAAAGACAGTGACACTATGACCGTGGATCAAGCTCGTAAAACTGTAGACAGCATGGCCAAAAGAGCGTCAGCCAAAGCATCTAAATCTTTGTGATCTCTTGACTTCTTACATGCAAGGCTGTATACTAACATGATACAGGAGAATTAGAATGGCATATTCGGACAAGGTTGTAGATCACTATGAAAATCCCAGGAATGTCGGATCTTTTGACAAGACTGATACTGATATTGGTACTGGTATGGTTGGCGCACCTGCTTGCGGTGATGTAATGAAATTACAAATAAAGGTTGATCATGATACAGGTGTTATTACAGATGCAAAATTTAAAACGTATGGCTGCGGATCGGCTATCGCAAGTTCGAGCCTTGTCACAGAGTGGGTCAAAGGCATGCACATCGACCAAGCAGGATCAATCAAAAACTCCGAAATCGCCGAAGAACTAGCCTTACCCCCCGTGAAGATTCACTGTTCAATACTTGCGGAAGATGCAATCAAGGCCGCAGTAGCAGACTATCGAGAAAAGCATGAATCAACAGCGACACTACGTCGAAGTACTCAGACATAACAACCTGGTTTATTTGCGTACATTAAAATGTGCAAGTACCTTCTTTTATTGGAATTTTAGTAAAAATTTAATGTGGCAAGAAATTTCCTGGTCCAGTATAGATTGGAAAAATGATCATGTGTTCTCTCATATCCTAGAACCAATAAAACGCCGACACAAGGCCGTTGCTGAAAGATTGTTTATGTTTGACCTGTGTGATCAATACATCAATGATTTGAACCTGCAAGAGTGTTTGGAGCACTCGTTGTCATTAGATCAGCATGGTGAAAGTTATTCTACCAGGTATGGCACGGCATGCAATCTTATTGATTGGATTCCATTACAACCTAACAATCATGACAATGTTCGGTTAACTGAAATACTGTTGGGCAATTCGGGAGTCAACGATGTCAACTGGAATTATAGTTATTCACACACTGGCAAAAACATCAAAACACAAGTAGAAAAAATACTAGAGACCCGTTGGAATCAGGCTCTGTATCAAGGTAGATTATTGGAATGGCAACAAAATGAACTACAACAAGATATTGATTTATACAAAGATATCACACAGTCCTTTGACATTAATGCAACGTCCTGGTGCGACATATCCTGGTTACCACAAGAAAAATGATTTCAGTAACTGATACAGCCGCCCGCAAAATTAAATCAGCACTGATCAAGCGTGGATCAGGGCTGGGTATACAAGTGGGTGTTCGAACCACTGGTTGCTCGGGCCTGGCTTATGTGTTAGAATACGTAGACAACCCCAACTTGCACTGTGTACAGCACTATGACAGTAATGGTGTGAGAATTTTTATAGATCCCAAGAATCGACCATATCTAGAAGGTACAACCATTGATTTTGTGCGCAATGGTCTCAATGAAGGATTTGAATTTCGCAACCCCAATGAACGTGACCGTTGTGGTTGCGGAGAAAGTTTTAGAATTTGATGATAACACAACGATACAACTATGCACCACTTGACCGAACAACTATTGAAGGCAAACGACATTACTGTTTACCCGATGGTAGTCGTGTGCCCAGCGTTACTACAATTCTAGATCGAACAAAACCTGAAGAAAAGCGCCTGGCCTTGGCCAATTGGAAAAAGCGTGTGGGCGAGCAAAAGGCACAGGAGATCACTACAGAAGCCGCAAATCGTGGTACACGTATGCATGCTTACCTGGAACACTATGTTCTAAACGAGGACATGAAACCCTTGCCCGGAAACCCGTTTGCACACCCTTCGTGGTTTATGGCCGCCGAAGTTATCTTACAAGGACTATGTCACGTGGATGAATTTTGGGGAGTTGAAGTTCCTGTTTATTGTAGCGGCCTGTATGCTGGCACCACTGACTGCATTGGCGTCTGGAAAGGCCAACCTGCTATCATGGACTTTAAGCAAACCAACCGGCCCAAAAAGCGTGAGTGGATCGACGACTACTTCTTGCAATTATGCGCTTATGCCGGCGCTCATAATGACATGCACGGTACATCCATCAATCAAGGTGTTATTTTAATGGCACAACAACCACCTGTGCTAGAAGATGGTAGCATTGGAAAACCTGTGTATACTGAATATGTAATCGAAGGTGATGAGTTTGCCCACTGGACTGATCAGTGGTTACGCAGAGTCGAAATGTATTATCTAACCAATTAATCATGAGTAAATCTAATCCATATTTAAAAAGTCTGGTTCCTAATTTTGTCAATAAAGAAGATCTAGATGCCTGTTGGGAAATTTTAACTTCTACACCTAAATGGCAACTGTACACTACCCGTGTAACCACAGCGGGTGTGGAAATGGAATCTACTTTTTTTCGTTATAGATTTAACAGTAAAGGGTGGCATTTTGATGAACTTGATGAAACCACATGGTTTTCGGGTTTCAATGAATGGCGAGACGAATACCCTGCTGTATTTTTAAAAATTGTTGATCAGGTCCTGGGTCATGCAGGCAAAAACTATAAAATTTGGCGTGTGGGAATTAACGGCACATTGCAAGGACAAACTGGGTGGATTCATAATGATGCAGATCATGTTAGAGAAAATGCATATACTCATTTGATTTATATGAATCCAAGCTGGAATCCACTGTATGGTGGTCATACTTCATACTATGACAAAAATTTAAAAGAAATTTTTACTATTTTGCCCGAGCCGGGAAAACTTGCCAGTTATGATGGTAATTTACTGCATACCGGGCATGCCCCTAATATACCCAATTTGTTTAGAATTACCATGACTGTGACTGGGCAGTACATGTGATAGCCAGCACAAATGAATAAATAGAAGAACAGGTAGAAAAACAAATGGCCATAGTACAAGTATCCAGAATAAC